ATATCTCAAAGTCAGAATATTTATGTATTTCTGTTGTTCCTGTTGCTTTCCATGGTGTTATTTCTGCTACGCATCCTGTTAATTGTTGGTCTGCTATCAATACATTTACAGTAGGTATAACTGTATTGCTATCGTTATAGATTAATATCATTCTTTCTTGTAGTAATGAGGCACTATTATTTTCTGCCCCGCTTTGATAGGGGGTAGTTATCTGGTCAACAACAGATGTGGTTACTGCACTAAATAAAGAGTTTGTTCCCTCTGGTATTTCAACAGGGTACCAAAGGTGATACTGCTTTCCAGTATTGCTATCAACACCTGTATAGGAAAGGTTGTTGTAATTGGCATTTGTGATAGTGCCATTTCTTGTTGTGCTAACTCCATATATTTTCATTTATACAAACTCCGTCCATGTAATAGGAATTCTCATGTAGCACCAATCAATAGAGCCATAGTTAGTAGAAGATGTATTTCCATATCCCCCACCAATAATGAATGGCTTAGACATACCTGTTCCATTCACTGCATGTCCAACCTCACTCTTTAATGTTGCATTTATTGTTGGACTCATAACATCACCATTATTGATATTTGTAGAAATTAATTGAGTATCCACATACCAGTTAGTTTGATTTTCTCTTGCTGTAGTTGGGAAGGTTGTTGAGTTCCAATAATGGAAATACCAATCTTTGCTTGCACCACCTGAAGTGGAATTAACTTGGAAAACAATGTCTATGTTTCCTACTGTGTATGTAGCACCACCTGTGATGGATGCTTTAATTCTTGAATCCACAGTCCCTTTATCAAACTGAGCCATGTACGCCTGTTTACCATTTGTAGCATCAAGTCTTCCTACCCATGCTTGCATTCTTTGCCAAGTAGATGTTGCTCTTGAGTTACCTGTTCCTGTAGATAATTCAACATTTCTCCAAGAAGCCTGGTTCTTCCAATCCAAATCTCCCTGAGTCCAAGAAGTAAATACTCCATTCTTATCCCATCCAGAAAATGCATTGTCTCCCACATAGACTGTTGCTGTTCTTGTGACTGGTTGAGGTTGATATGCATTCCATACAACTATAGAAACTGTTGAGCCTGAAGCCAGTCTTGTTCCTGAAGCAGGACTTTGTGATGCCACTGTACCTGCTGTTGCTTGTCCATTGTAGGTTTGATTCTGATAGGTAACAGACCAATTCAAACCAACATTATTAATATTTGTTTTTGCTGTTGCTTCTGTCTGTCCTACAACATTTGGAACTGTAGGTCTGCCATCTACATAAATACCATAATTGATAGAACCTGAATATTGACTTGTTCCTGCCATTGGACTTTGTGTTGCTACCTTGCCAAAACTGGAGGTGGATTCAGTAGAAGTACTTGATAATGAATTGCTACCCCATGTGAAGTAACTGTTAATAGGACCTGTGCTTGGGGTTAGTCCTATGATGCTTGGAACTGTATAGGTAGGTTCCTGCAGATATAAATCAACATAAACAGTTGAATTGATATTTACTACATTTCCTGCAGTAGGACTCTGTGCATAGCACTTGTTAAATAGGTTTGAATCTCTTGTATAAGTTACATTTCTTAAACTTGTATTTAATTCTGCTGCTGTAATTGTATTTTGAATGGTGCTTAAGCCCACTAAGTTAACAACATTAGGAACAGTGGTAGTTGTATTAGGTACCCATACAGTGAAATTAATTGATGTACCCGCATTAACTTCTGACCCTGCTGGATGGCTCTGGCTATTTGCCTTTACCTTGCCTTCATCTGCTACAACTGTGGTTTCCTGATTTGAAATGGTTCCAACATATAGACCTGCATTTGTAATTGCATTGGAGGCTTGTTCCTGTGTTAGACCATTTAGATTAGGCACGACTCTTAATGAGTAATCCCACACTTCATAATTAACATTTGAGTCTTGTTGTACCTGAGTACCTTGTGCAGGGAACTGAGACTTAACCTTGTCATCATTAGATGCTACTGATGTGGCAACTACTGTTCTGGTACCAATATTTAAATTTGCTGCATCAAGGGTGCTAAACACCTGGCTATCAAGTAGTCCAACAATATTAGGAACTGTGGCAAATGCTTTCTGTACCCATTTGTCATATGTAACTTCAGTTCCTGTATCTACAGTAGAACCTGCTGTTGGATACTGACTGCCATTAATAACTCTACCAATTAGGTTTGTATCGTAGGTTTCATCTGTTCCAATGTTTGTGCTTACAACAAGATTAGCATTTGTAATCGCTGTATTGGCTGCAGATACTAATAGATTATCTAAGTTAGGAACTGTAGTAGTAGGTTGAACAAAGTTATACAGTTTGATTGTTACTGTGCTTCCTTCTGCTAACAGTTGTCCTGCAGGTGGGTTTTGCGAATCAATTACTACCTTGTCATCCTTTGTATTATCTGAAGTGACTTCATAATCTGTAACTGTGTAATCAAAAGCCAAAGGAGATAGCAAAGCATCTACTTCAAGTAATGTCTTCAAATCCAAATCTGGTACTGGATGTGTTACTGGTGGTGGAGGTGGTGGAGGTGTAGGAGCATCTACAGACCATTTAATAATCTGAGAATCATCCTTGTCTGAGACAGAACCAGGTAGCCAAGAGGTAGAAGTTCTTACTTTGAACTTCAAACCTGCTTTCCATTGTGTGCCATTCCAAACCTTTAAGGCTTTAGCACTTGACCACTCAGTTCCATCCCAGACTTTATGCATTTATTAAGACCACCTAATTGCTGCAATATTCATATATGGGTTAGTTACAGATACTGTTCCTGTTCCTAACTTTCTTGCTACTGGGGTTACTACTGTTGTACCCGCATTGAAAATGGCATAGAAATCATTTGATACTGAGTTCTTGCCTGATACATAAGAAACACAGGAATCTGCTGCTCCTAATGCTCTTGTGGTTGCTCCTGATAGTTGAACACCATAGGAAATACCTGCTGTGTTATCTCCTACTGGTTCTGTAACACCATAGGAAACATGTACCCATGCAGGTTCTGTAAGAACTACTGATTGTCCATTTAAGTTTGATAATGCTTGGAAGGCTGCTGTGTTTGTTACAGTCTCACTACCCTCGTAAAAATGCTTGACAGGGTTGGGTAATACAGCATCTGTATCAAACCAAATCTGTCCTACTTGTGGTGCAGTTGGTGCTGCTGCTTGTACTACAGCAAGACCACCTACAGAACCCCATGACCCATCAGACTTCTTAATGTAAAAAGCACTGTCTGCTTCTACATATGCTGCGTTAACTGATGATGATAATCCTGTTAGTTCTGCAAAGGAATCTACCTGAATAACACCATTGTCCTGTAGGTCAAGGAGTTGCTCTGCTGTTAGGACTTGTCCATCTGCAAAGTCAATATATCTAATTGTCATATAAATCTACTCCTTGGAAACAATATAAATTTTACCTTCCATGAATTGTCACCAGCATTTAGTTCATGTTGTATCCCAATAATGGTTAACTGTTCATCGTAGGTAAAATTCTCTGTGTAATGTTTAACATTAACTCTGTCTAATATTTCTGCAGATGCCGCTTTTGTTAAGTCTTTCTTGGCATCCCACTCAATGGAATTTACAAGCGGGGTTGGCTTTTTCCACTTCTCTAATATCTCTGTGGCCCATGAAACATAAATGTCATCTCCATCCTGCACATTAAAATTTGTCTTAGCATTCAAAGCATGTGTGCCATATCTATTAATCATGGCTTGTTTACGCTTGATAGGAAGAGGCTCAACCTTTACTTCTTCTACTGTTACAAAGGCACCTGGTTCATATAAGTCTCCTTCAGACATACCTTCTGGAACTGCCTCTGGGTCCCACTCTGACTTATAAACTCCATACTCATTGTTAGCCTGTACTTCATTAATCGTGCTGCTAACTGAGTAATCAATTCCTATGTTCTTGTATCCAAACTTTGTTGAGTCAGTATTATCAAAACTCATTAAGAGGGTGCCTGTTGGTAATGCACCTGATGCATAGCAATTTAGAACATTCTCTTTGTCATAGTAAATAAGGGCACCTTCTGTATCTGAAGCCAATACAAGGGATTCCCATAATGTCTTAGAGTCTTTCCAGTAGCCATGTTTTGTCTTGCCCCCACCAACTACATTCCTTTGCCAAATCTGATAATCCTGCTTCTTGGCATTGGTAAATAAGGTTTCAATTCTCTCTGCCCATGTCTGATTGCCATGAGTCTGTATATTGTTTAACTCTGTTGTTGCTTGTTGTAATTCTGAAATAGGGTCCATTACATCAAATGTGATTAATGGCTTGTCTTTATCGCTTCTATAGTCAACTGAGAGATTATTAATTCTTCCCTGGAATATTGTCTCTGTACCCCTGCGTAAACGCACCTTTGCTTTGGGTTCCATAAATCTGTTGTAGTTGGGGTCAAAGGATTTGTTTGTTGTTCTAACACTCATTACACCTACAGAAGGAATAGGTAATGGCAGGGCACCTGTATAGGCATCTACACCCCTTCTGATTCTTAAAGAGAGTATGCCTTCCTTCATATCTACCCATTCGTATTGAAGGTCATTCTGTAAATCTAAATCTGAGGCAATAGGTGCACCATTTTCTCCATCACCAGGAGCGTTCTCCCCAATGATGAAGAAGCCATCAATCTTTGTTCTTAATTCAATATCAAATTCGTCTTGAATCATCGTCCATTAACACCTGCGTACTTATCCAATGCAGCAGAAACGACTCTGCCAAGTTCATATGGGTCAGTACCAACACCAGCGTTAATGGTTACATTGTTTACTACACTGCCCCTTGAGGAACCTGCAATTGCAAATGATGGTTGAATATCAAGACCATTTAAGGCATTCATAGCCAAGCCTGTATTTCTGTTGATACCAATTGATAATCCCTGCATTAAGTTCTTTCCATACCCTGCAAAGACTTTGGATGGAGAACCAATTCCAAACAATTTCTTTACAGTTCCTAAAACATTATTCTTGAAGAAGCCACTTATCTTGTCTTTTATCCATTGGCCCATATCTCTAATACCATTCCAAATACCCATGATTAGGTCTTTACCTGATTGATAGATTCTTCCTGGCCATGTTTTTACTTCTTCAACTACCTTGCCAAATAGGGTCTTAAGACCACCTATAAACTTTGTTACTACGCCACCTACAACTTCTGCTACCTTGCTAAATGCTTCTTTTATCTCATCCCATTTGCGTACAACAATAATTATGATTCCAACCAGAATTGTTAATGCAGTAATTATCAAACCTATTGGATTAGCCCTCATAGCAATATTTAGTGCGACCTGAGTAATTGTTAGTCCTGCGTTTGCTTTTGCCCATCCTTGTAAGAATCCAATTATCTTGGCTGCTGCTACAGCAGTACCAATCGTTATCATCAAGTCCCTCATGATGAGGAAGTTGTCATTTACCTTTACAATTCCATTTTCATCTTCATCTGTGAAGAAATCAAACATCTTCTCAAAGGCTCTTAGT